CTGACCCTGAATCCCATTATATGATAGGATTAAAGCAAGCATATAATAATGTATTGAGTTATATTCAATTGCTGCGGGAATCCCCTGAGTTGAAACGTGTTTTCGAAAAAAGGTCCGCTCAGGACGACTTTTTCGCTTGACTTTAATCGCCGTTGGCCGTATGATGAAAATATGAGGTCGCCGCTTCGGGCGCTCGATGGAGGCTTATATGTCTGTTGCAGAACTTATAGAGATACTGCAGTCTATGAATCAGGATACTGCTTTAAGTACTACGGTTACTCATGAACATGAAACTGATTGGGAAACTAATACAGTTACTGTTCGTACAATAACTAATGTATCTGTTGTTCAAGACCTCAAGATTAAAGGATAACACTATGTCTAATGGTCTGATCGCTACTACAGTAGTAGCTGCTGCTATTCTGGTTATGTCTGTATTCCTTATTATCAGACAGCTGGATATGAATGAATGTATGGCTAATGGTCATACATATGATACGTGTTCGGTTAATCTTCGCTAAGTGTAGACTACTGATATGAAACGATATATGCTATTCGCCGGCGATCACTACTATCCTTCGGGTGGAATGAATGATTTCAAGGGAACCTTTGATACTGTGCTAGAAGCTGTTATGCGTATTGGTGATAATGACTGGTGGCATGTATATGATATTCAGAAGGATCAAAAGTTAGATCCAGATCCGATGAGCGGCCCTGATCTAATTGAATGGGCTAAGCAGTTAGATGGAGAACAGTAATGCACATAGTCGATATCCTGATCGCTCTATATGTTATTGTTGTAATGGCTGCTACGTTCTCTGCTTCTATTCTGTTCGTTGTACTGTATAATGAAGTAGACATTAATGTTATTCGTTGGTGGAGGGCTAAATGAAGATTACATGGGCTCATAAGAATAATCCATCTGACCCTATTTGGACTTATTCTTCTATGTCTAAGTCGGGCGCTAATGAACTTGCTCGTTATATGAAAGATGTACTAGGTTGCAAGCTAATTCAGCTGCCTACACTGAACGAGCATAAGGTCTGGGAATTCAAGTTTTCTAATCCACTAATTAGTGCTTGACTTCTATTCCGTTCCGGGGTATGATATGAAAATGGAGGGCGCTATGAACATCGACACCGAAACTCTGGCGGAACTGCTGAATAACTATGAAGGCGCTTTTAATGCACTCAATAAGTCATTAGATGAAAACTCCAGCTCATCTAACTATATTCTGTGTGGCCATTATACTCAGAACTTTCTGAATACCATTAACAAGCTGGATATTGATGAATCTAATAAATCGATGGCCCGTATTATTAGAATGATGAAGTACCTTAACAATACCTGTAATGTACTGTCTAAGTAATCACTCAATAGGAGCATATAATGGCTACTTCCTATGATCTCCTGATCTCTGACCGTCATGGTATCTATATCCCTCAGCTGTTTGCCAAGAACTATGATGAATCTAAGTGGCGCAATATCGACCCAGATGATATTAGGATTCTTCAGGAAGGCCCGGATAATGAATGGTATTGGGAAACTTGGGATTCAGTGATGGATACTGCAGAGTATGTTGATGAAGACAACAATGTCTATAAGCTTCATCAGGATGGTGATGTTTGGGTCTATTGTCATTAATTGATGACCGAAGAAGACAAGAGTAATCTGTTCGGTGACTATTGATCGAATGAAAAGCGTCAGGCATTTGATCAAACGAAATATCTATAAGGCAATAAAAAAGACATTTAATGTAACACCAGAACATTATTATCTTTCATTAATCAGTATTGAAAAAGAAGTTAATAGACAAGTTTCTCAAGTACCGGCCCATATATACAGAGGATATCAAAAGGAGATATAATGCGCAAGGATAAGACTACACGATACTATGCCCATATTGGGGGCATTGAAATTGAAGTTGAAATCAATCGCCTATCATTTATGGATAGGGTATTGAGGAATGAACGGAAGCTTCATATTCGCCTTCTACAGGAACTGTATAGTTCTGGTCCTAAGATTGGGCTACTACTAAGCGAAAGCGATGCAGCTGCCATTGTAGACGATTATTGGTATGAAAAGAATTCAAAGGAATTACATGAAAAGACAACAGCGTATCTAAAGCAATACACTGATACGCCAGGTGATGTTAAAAAGCATACAGGCGAATCGAATCGCTATACTAATATGTCAGATTCAAAGATTACCCATGTATTTGATGGGGGTACTATGACTGACTTTGTTTTTACTGGCGATCCAAAGCCGTATATTACTGATGTACATTTAGAATACGGTAATCCCTATGAGTATAATAGGGGTCCAGGTATAAGTGGAATTGGTTTCGGTCCTATTAGTGCTGATGGTTTCAAGTTATACAATTCCGGTAAGATTGAAGGCTATAGAGGCCATGACTTGCTCTAATGTTTAGCAGTAGGCGAATAGCTGTTACTGAGTTTTCATTAAACAAAGCATATGATGAATTAGGCATAGCCATTGAAGATAATTTAGTGAATAAAGCTATGCCTAATTTGATACTTGATAATCCAGTTAATCAAATTTTCTTTATGGTTCAAGATAAGATCATGCATGACTTAAGGATATATGATGAAGCAGTGCGGGACATGTAAGTACTCTGTTCCTATTGAAGGCGATATTGAACAGATCAAACAGTCTATTGAAGAAGCTTCAAAGAGAGCTAAAGAACATGATGAAAAGATGTATGCCCGTGTTAGACAAGGGTTAGCTTGTACTGTATAATCTAACACATGTTATACATAGTAAAGTATTTAATACAGTATGGATTGATAAACCTATTCCCTTGCCTGTTGTTGAACGGTATTCTAACTCTCTATTAAATATTATATCAAAATGGTTTAAACAATTGGAGTCGCTATGGACGAAGTAGATAAAATGCTATATGATGCTACAACAAAGGCAGAGTTTATTCAGACGATTGAAAATAACTTCTTTCGTTACCTTATAATGAATAATGATAGTGAAAGGCAAAGGGCATTTGATGAGGTAGCCAAAGAATTCCTAAGCAAATATGTTGCACAGGAATATATGGAAACAATGGCTGTTCAAAATGTAAAAAATGTTTTACTTGAAAGTGTGGAACGCTATTATAATACTCTTATCAAAGTAGTGAGGATTAAACTTGCAACTGATCCAGAATGAAGCCCGTTGTCTTAAATGTAATGATATTATTGTAAGTAAAACAAGACATGATTTTGTTACATGTAAATGTGGTAGTATTTCCATTGATGGAGGTATGAATTATACAAGGCGAGTGGGCGATCTTGAAAACTTTGAAGATCGATCAATGTACATGAATGAAAATGATCTTAATGAATGTATTGACGTTCTTAGGAAATCAAAGGAAAATAAAAACGAACTTGGACAACTACTAAGTATATTCAGAACCCTAAGAGATAGGGGATACCTGAATATGGAGAAATTTGATTGTATACCTCTGACATAGAAATGATAGAAAAGTTACAGAAAACTGTTAATGATTTAACTTCAACAGTTAAGATGTTGAATATCAAAATTGAAAGTCTTAAGTTAGAATTGTCAGAGGCTAAACTTAAGATCATGGAACTCAATTTGAAAATTAATGGATGGAGTCATAATGGATAATGTGATTGAATTTAAGAGGCCCGAGGAGCCTGTTATTAAGAATAAGGCGTGGTATCTTAATCTTGCCAAGGAAACTCTAACTCAAGAAGATTATGAAGAACTGCTCTGTGCTATTCTTGATGAAAAGTATTATGAAGAACTTCATCCTGATATGAAAGCAATTGTTGACTCTTACTATCAATTAAAGGTATAATATGAAACTGTCAATTGATCTTAATGAAGAAGTTATTGATGATCTGCTTAAGCAAATTATGCTTAGAGACTACTATAATCTAAATGATAGTATTTCTAACTTCTATGAACAATATGAAAATGAGAATATGAAAAACATTCCAGACTATAAGGTTACTGATCACAGGAACGACATTAAGTGGCGAGATGCCCTTGAAATCGCACTAGAATACTATCTCAGCCCCCAGGAATATAAAGAAAAGGTATTAGAAAATGTTTGATTGTGTTGCAATTGGCGATGTTATTGCCTATAATGTATCCCCTATTCTTCAGTGCGAAACACGTGCTGCATCGGGGCTAAGTTCCTCTCGTGTTATTGATATTGCCGGTGGAACATATCATATGTATTGTATCATTTCTGCCGGTGGTAATGAGGCAGGAAATCCTAAGTTATCCGATAATCTTATGCATATTCGTAATCAATCAAAGTGTAAGTTTTACGTTTGGATTGAACCTATAAATAAGTTATCGGCAACAGCAGTCGCAAAAGTTGCGCAAAAGCACAATGACTATGTTGTTACGTTTTTGCCCGGATCAGATAATACAACGCCTCTAAGCTATGGCGATCTTTCGGGCTCAATTCTTCAGGTAACTGGAAACTAATAACGAAAACGACGATATCGTTATTAGATGTTTTGTATTCGTCATAAAGGAGAAAATAATGGCACCTTTTTTTGTTGCAGCTATCGTTGCTGCAGGTCTATTCGGTACAGGTACAGTAGTTAAGCCTCATGAGCCAACAGTTGGTACGGTTCTACAGGTAGCTGGTATCGGTACTCTTATCGGTGGTGGTATTGGCGCTGCTGCTGGAGCTGGTAGCGGTCTAGTTACTGCTCTTGGTACTGGTACTGCCGGTGCAACTGTTGGCGCTTCTGCTGCTATTGGCGCCGGCGTAGGAGGCGTAGTAGGATATACTATGCATACGGGCAGGTAACAGATACAACTGTTAAGAAGAGGGGCTTCGGTCCCTCTTTTTTTTTAAAAAAAATGCTTGCCTTTTTTGCTGTCCTAGGGTATTATTATAATATGAGGTTCGAATGGTTCGGCCTTTTTGAAAGAGGATCTTTGTTATGGCTCATATGATTGAAATGCTGAATGGTAAGGCTCAGATGGCATATGCTGGCGCTGTTCCCTGGCATGGTCTGGGTGTTAAGGTTCCAAGCGATCTGACCCCTGATCAAATGCTAGAAGCTGCCGGTCTTAATTGGTCGGTTTCTAAGGTTCCTGCATTTGCAACTATTGCTGATAAGCAGGTTCCGATTGGACGTTCGGCCCTTGTCCGTTCTTTGGATGATAAGGTTCTTGATGTTGTTACGGATGATTGGAATCCTGTTCAGAACGAAGAAGCTTTTGAGTTCTTTAATGAATTCGTAGCTGCTGGCGATATGGAAATGCATACTGCTGGTTCTCTGCGCGAAGGTCAGATCGTCTGGGGCTTGGCCAAGGTAAAGGAATCGTTTGAACTGTTTAAGGGAGATAAGATCGATTCTTATCTGCTCTTTTCTAACTTCCATAAGTATGGTTGTTCCACTGACGTGCGTTTCACTCCCATTCGTGTTGTTTGCAACAATACGCTAACTCTTTCACTTAATTCTAAGGTGGAACGTATGGTTAAGATTAGCCATCGCAAGCAGTTCGTTGCTGCTGACGCTAAGGATATGCTGGGTATCGCTACCGATAAGCTGCAAAAGTATAAGGAAATGGCTCAGTTTCTTGGTTCTAAGAAGGCTAAGAATGAGGATATCGTAGATTACTTCTGTCGTGTTTTCCCAATTTCTGGTTCTGGCGATACCAAGAAGAAGGAAATTTCTAAGAATGCCCAGCTGGCCTTTTCTATTCTTGAAACCCAGCCCGGAGCAGAATATGCCACTGGAACTTGGTGGCAACCAGTAAACGCTGTAACTTATGCTGTCGATCATCTCGTTGGCCGTTCAGCGGATACTCGTCTTACTTCTGCTTGGTACGGTCAAAATAAAAACTTAAAGATTAAAGCTTTAGAACTTGCTATGGATTACGCTAACGCTTCTTAAGCTTGACTTTTATTCAAAGTCGGGTTATAATAAAATATAAGCTGATAGGAGAGAAAAATGGCTCGTGGTCGTAAACCGCTTCGAATTTCGAAAAGCGAATCTTACTTCTTCAATAAGAAGTATTTCGGTGACGAGCCGAATTTTACTAAGGCTGTTTCAAATTCACAATATGCCGATGCATTGAATTGGTATAACTATATGTCCTCAGTAACAGAGGGTAGGACATATGTTGAAACATACCTAAAGTCGCTCAATCGATTGATTGAACTTAAGAAGTTCAAATCTGTTGGCGACAATCAGGTTTCAACGACTATGTGTTGGATTGCTCGAATGCTCAATCGAGGATTCGAACTTCCAGAAAGCGCCAAACCTTTCTTTGAACAAAAGCTCTCTGAAACCTTGACTAAAGCAAAAGAAGAAACGCCTGTTGCAGTTGAAGTTGCAACTGTTTCAGTTCAAGATCGTATTCGTGAAAAAACTCATGATATTGTTGGTGAGATCGAATCTATGATCGATCTTAATGAGTCGTTTTCTCTATACGATTGGCTCGTCAAAAATCAAATTTCATCAATTTATTGTAATGCTATTGTTGAACGCTATGCGCCATGGCTTGATGAACTTATTCAAGTTTCTGAAGGAAAAGACCCTCAGCTAAAGGAAGCATATGCTCATATGAGCAAGGCGGAAATTAATAAAAGGATCCAGTATCTCAATACCCTAGTTGAAGATGCTGAACGCTATTCGGACACCAATAAGAAGGTTCGTAAAAAGAGGAAGCCTCGTACTGTTTCTGTTGAGAAACAGCTTAAGAACTTCAAGTATCAGAAAGAAAATACAGAATTTAAGATTGCATCTATCAATCCGGAAAGGGTCATTGGTGCAAATGAACTTTGGACCTTCAATACAAAGTATAAGGTTCTTACTGTATTCCGAGCGATTAATCGTTCAGGTTTACAAATTAAAGGAACTACTGTTTTGAACTTCGATGAGGCTAATAGTTCAAGTAAGAAGATTGGTCGTAAGACAGAAGAATATCTTAAGAAAGTTTTGGATGGCGGTAAGATTGTTCTTCGTAAGCTTATGACCGAAATCAAAACTGATGCACCAATGGCTTCTCGAATCAATGAAAATACTGTGTTGCTAAGGGTAAACTAATATAAATATGGGTAATTCAATAAAAAGGATTACCCATATGCTTCAAAATCGTTTCGACCTAGATATGCAACAGGGCGCAACTTTTCAATTACAATTAATTGTACAAGATGCAAATTCAAATGCAGTAAATTTGAATGGTTATTCTGCTCTTATGGAAATTAGAAGCAGTTATTCGAACAATACCATTGCCGAAAAGCTTTCTGTTGCAAATGGTGAAATTACCCTTGTTGGTAACAATATGTATCAGTTAGTATTACCTGCAACTAGAACAGCAAATGTATATGTTGATTTGAATAATGGAATTCCTCCAAAATCAATGTACGTATACGATCTTGGTATAACTGATCCATATGGTGTTGTTACAAAAATAATGTATGGTAGCATTAATTTTTATGGTCAAGTTTCTAGATGAAAACCATAACTGTTAAGATGCCTGTAAAAAGGCTGGCTATTTTTTCGATAAAAGCACAGCAACAATTAATTCAAATGGTTCCTAGCATACCAACACACACTTCAATTTTTCCAACCATCCAACAAAAAACAATAAAAATTCGCACTTGACTTTTAAAATCTCTTATGGTATAATAAATAGTAATGCTTGGTCGTTGATGCGTAAGTAATAAACATTTGGACGGGAGGGCAGTACTCCCCGCCTCCACCACAAGCAGAGGAACAGGACGCTGGCTCTTTGAAGTGAATTGGGGAAATGGCTACCCTGAGGCATGGAGAGTCCTCTGCTTTTGATGGGGGCGAAATAGGTTCGACAGGTGCGTAAAGTTACGAAGAGATTAAGCAAAATCGTAAATGCAAACGATAACAATGCATATCGTCAGGCTCTAGCAGCCTAACATGAGTTAGGTGGGTACTCGGAAACAGAAACCCACCACAAAAAAAGGAGGAGCAAATGTTAGGATTAGGTCTAGTCGTTTTAGCAATAGTAGCCGTTGTTCTTTATATGCTTGAAAAGAATTCTAAGACAGCTACTGATGTTTCAGCAATTGAAAATGATGTTAAGAATGTTGTTGCAAACACAGTTGCAACTGTTGAAAAGTCAGCAAATACTGCAAGCAAGTAATATCAAAAAGGTCTTATAGCTCAACTGGATTAGAGCGAGCGGCTTCTACCCGCTAGGTTGAGGGTTCGAATCCTTCTAAGACCGCCATTGAGTTTTTAGTTATGAGGGGGCGAGACTGGGTAGTCGGGAGGGTCTTATAAACCCTTTAGCGCCAGATTAGCGTTCTAGACAGGGTTCGAGTCCCTGCGCCCCTACCATATTTTTTGGGGATATATTGATGCTGAATAATACTTTTATTGAAGAAATAGAACTAATTTGTTCTTCTAAAAACATAGAATATATTGACGCTATTGTTCTTTGGTGTGAGAAAAATAATCTTGAAGTTGAAACTGCAGCATATTGGATTAAAAAAGAACCAGCATTGAAAATGAAAATTCAAGCTGAAGCTGAAAATTTAAACATTATGAAAAGAGGGGCCAAGCTGCCGATCTAACATGAAGATACGAACAAGTGGATTACCTTTAAAAATTGATCTAAGAAGTTGCTATGAATCTGTTCGTTTTTTTGGTAAGAAATTACTACCAGATAAAATTTATTCCTCAATAAAAATTAAAATCGACTTTGTAAAAGATATTGAAGATTTTGCCTATTGTCAATGGAATGACACTAATTTTAAAGGCAGGAATTTTACTATTACAGTAGATTCAAATCTCTCAATTAAAGAAACTCTCCTAGCATTGGCCCACGAAATGGTACACGTTAAGCAGTATGCTACTGGTCAAATGAAAGATTATATCCGCTTGCCAAAGAC